CGGACTCGCGTCCGTGTAGGTAATCGCGTTTTTCCCGGTGATGTTGTTCAGGCCGAGCAGAGCACCCGACGTCCCGTCGCCGTAGATGCACCCCAGGTCGAGGGCAGTGGCGATCGCCGACGACAGATCGGCCATGATCAGCGCGTCGATGCCTTCGCCGCGCTCGAGGGCCTGGCGGGACACGTCCTGCTGGCCGGCCACGGTGCGAATATCGACGGTCAAAAGTGTGTCGTCGATGTCCTGGTCGCTGACGGCCGAATTTTCGGAACTTTGGACGGCGGCTGTGGACCCCGTTGTGACCCTCGAGATGTTGAGCGTCATTCCGCTGGAATTTAGGGGCATCGCGGTGCACAAATTGGCGAATGGCCGGCCGGCGCGGGCGAGTTCGGCGGCGAGCGAGACCAAATAATTTGGGACGACGAGCCCGCTGAATGAGGCGGTGGAAGAATCGCGGAACTCGACGTCCATTTCGGACGAGTGCCGGGCGATGCGTCCCTGCGCTGACGGGTCGTGATGAACCTGGGAGGCGTACAGGTCGGAGAAGAACGACCGGGTCGAAACCTCGCTGTAGGTCAGTGGCTCCTCACCGACGCGCACCAGGGTCGCCTTCTCGGCTTCCTCGGGGGTCGCGGTGATCTCGGCGCGCAGCTGGGCCGCGGCGGCGTTCTTGAGCTCGATGTCTCGCAGCTCGGTGCATCGCTGGTCGAGCCGGTCGGCGTCCTCGCGGAGGGCCTTGAGGTTCTCGTCCTCGATGTCTGTCAGGTCACGCTCGTCGATGGCGGCCTGGTCGCAGATAGCCGTCATGGCGTCTGCGGTGTCGGCGCGCTTCGAGACAAGCCTCTTGAGTAAGTCCATGCGTTCGCTCCTGGTTCGTGCGGCTTCGTGGCTTCCTGGGTGCTCCAGTGGGTGCCTGCACGACAGGCGGCGCAAGGGGCGGCGCAGGGCTTCAGTGTGCCAGACCGGTACGACAGTGGGTGGGATTCACCGCAGCGGCGGCGCTTCGAGGTCGAGGGCTTCGTAGTGGTGGGCGAGGTGCCGCCAGATTCCGCGCCGGCCGGCTTCGGCGATGTCGGTGCCGCCTCGGGCTCCGTTGAGGGCGGCGACGCCGGCGGAGAGTGCGTCGAGGATCGCTGCACCTGGGGTGCCGTCTCCGTCGACTTCGTGGTGGGGGAACCCGTAGGACGACTTGACGGTCGGGTCGGCGTCCGGGTCGAGCCACGCGAAGATCCTCGAGAAGTAGTCCTCGTCGGACGGCGAGTCGGCGCGGCGCACGTTGCCGGCCGCGTCCCAGGTGCCGCGCTCGACGGCTGTGTCGTGGGCCCGCAACGCGCCGCGGGTCAGGACGCCGCCCTCGGTGGCGTACAGGCGGGAACGCCACACCGACAGGCGCGGGGCGACCTTTTCGTCGTCCGGGTCGTACTCGGTGCGGATGGCGAGCACCTTCGCGGCGTCGTAGGCGGGCACCTCGGAGATGAGGCCGACGTGGTGCAGCTTGACCTCGAGGCGTTCCACCAGGGGCCGGCCGTCGTCTGTCGTGGACCGCTTGTCGCGCACCGGGACGAATCCGACGCTAAACGAGTGCATGACACCGTCGCGGGCGAGCATGAGTGCTTCTTCGCCCCGTTGGGTGCGTGAGATGAGGAACTCGGCGTACAGGCCGTCGGATGTTTCCTCGAGGCGTGTCGCCCGTCCGAGCGGCATCGCGTCGCGGCGGTGCCCCTCGAGGAGCGGCACCTTGTCGGAGCGTTCGGCAACGCTCTTGGCGAAGGCTCCAGGGCGGAACGTTTCGACGAACTCGCCTGCGTCGAACCTCGAGCCGAACGGGGCGGCGATGCCGCACACGCGGCGGCCCTCGGCGGACTCGCGGACGTCGATCGTGTCGGCGACGAGTTCGCGGACGATCACGTCGGTGTTGGTCTGGGTCATGTCAAGCCCTCCTCGGCTCGGATTTCGTCCACCGTCTTAAACCCGGCATTGACGGCGATTTCTGCAGCTTGCATACGGGTCAGCAGGTCCGGTTGCAGGTAGTCGCCGAGGCTGATCGACGCCGCCTGGCCCCTCGGAAGGGCCTTGCTCAGTGCCTGCTCGAGGCGGACGATGTGCGGGCGCAGCCCGAAGCGGACGAACGCGCGTGCGTCCTCGGTTGTCGTCGAATAGGTCATCGAATCCTCGGAGGGTGCGCCAGCGAGGTGCGCGGGCACCCCGAACATTGCGGCGATCTGAGTGGCGGACCATTTGCGGGCCGACAAGAGCTCGAGATCGGAGTTGGAGAGCTGGATCGCGTGGTACTTCAGGCCGCCGGACAGCACCGCCGGCGTCCGGTCGCGTCCCCCATGCGCGCTGATCCATGCACTCTTGAGCGCCGTTGCGGCCTCCGGCGTGATGTCCGCGTCGGTCGAGATGACACCCGACGGGATCGACCCCTCCGAGAAGATCCGCTCCGTGTATTCGTGCTCGGCGAGGGCGAGGCCGAGGGCGTGGCGGTGCATGTCGAGAATGCCGGAGCCGACGACGTGCCCTGGTCGGACGAAGCCGCGCAGGTGCAACATCTCGCCCGGTCCATACGACTCCTGGCCGATCGAGTAGCTGATCGCCCCGGATCCGGTGGCGACCCGGACCTGGACGGCCTCGGGGTTGAGCACCGCCATTTGCCGGGGATGGCCGAAGCGGTCGAGGTCGCCGAGGAGCGCGTAGCCGTTGCCGCGCATCAGCGCGGACGTGATCAGCGCCGAGAACGTGTCGATGCGCGACTCGGAGACGTTGGGGTGCTCGACGAGCTGCGGGGTGGGTCGGACCCGTTCGCCGTCGCGGTAGACGTGGATCGACAGGGAGCCGATCGTGGACGCGATGAGGTCGACGCAGCGGTACAGGGTGACGAGTCCCAGGGAGGCGTCGTCGGTTACCTGGACGCCGGCCAGGTTCTGGTTCCAGATCGGAGGGGCCCACGGCGGGAACGGGTCCGGGGCTCGAGTCTCGACGGTTGTGCGGCGGCGAAAGAGTGCCATGTCAGTGGATCCTCGGTATCGGTTCGGGGTCGGGTATCGGGATTTCGTTTGCCGCGTCGAGGGCCATGACCGCGCAGACGGCCGCGTCGATCTTTCGGGCGGAGCCGGTGTGGTCTTTGACGATGCGGGCCCCCAGGCGGTCGATCTTGAGGCGACAGTTTTCGATATGGCGGCGCAACGCCGGCGCATTCTTGTTTTCGACGATCTGGAGGTTTCCGTCGAGGAGCTGGTCGGCGAAGCGTTTCGTAGCCGGCACCATGCGACGCGCCGACTGCGGGAACTCGACGACGGGGAGGCCCTCGTCGCCCAGGGCGAGCATCTGCGGCCCGAGGAGATATTTGTCGTACATGATGGCGCGCGGTAGGAGCCGCTCGGCGTGCGCCTGGAGGGCGGCGAGCAGCTCCGGGATGTTGATGCGCCACCCCTCAGCGGCGTCGATCGGCTTCTCCTGGATCTCGAGGAGTTCTATGCGGCCGTCGGCGATCGCCGCCGCATCCGCCGACCATGAGCCGTCGATGGCGAGCACCGGGGCGTCGTCGAGGGTCAGCGGTTCGCATTCGCTGATCAGGTCGAACTGGTGCGGTTCGATCCACACGTCCCGGTTCGACACCCAGGCGGCCAGGTGGAGGCGTTTGAACTCGGCGGTCGGCAGCTGCGACAGCTGCGACGCCAGGTAGTCGGCGGTGATCCAGTCGCCGAACGCTGGATGAGCCTCCCAGGTGGCCGGGTCGGCCGGGTCGGCGTCGGGGGCCGGCGGATGCCACCACGACCACCACGTCGGGTCGTCGACCTCGCCGGCCTTGCACCGTCGGTCGTATTCGGTCAGGTTCCACAACGGGTTCCGGTCGCCGGCCCCGGCTGTCGTGATGTGCACGACGAGCGATTGTCGTCGAGCACCCGAACCGGACAGGAGCGCCTCGTAGAGGTCGGCGGTGGGATGGCACCACGTTTCGTCGACGACGGAGACGACGGGCGACAAGCCGTGCGCCAGGTGTCCGTCGGAGCTGAGTACGCGACAGACGGCCCCGGTGGCGGGGACTTCTATGGCGTCCTTGTAGACGGTCGCGGCGGCTGATAGTTCCCG